ACAGCTACACGGTGGGCAACTGACGCAGAGAATGCGGGACGGACGTTCGTGGACTACGGGCGACAGACAGGGGTAGCAGATGCTGGGACGCGCTGGCAATCATCGGAGGCGCGGCTAGGGAAACCTTGGGTGGTCGGGGTTGGGGTAGGTTTACCGTCAGACATAGAACTCGCGCGCGCGGGTGTTGACCTAAGGGGAACAGCATGATCACGAAGGCAGACGTACGCGATACCGTCGACAGGTTGGCCGGTGTGTATGCCCGGTTACGCAAGGCAGACGAACTACGCCAGGAGATAGGGCAGGCCATTATGCGCCATGCCGAACGTCTCGAGGTTGCCGACCTACATGCGGGCACCACTGCACTGATTGAGTCAATGCCAACTAGGCAGGCAGACGGTGGGCCGTCGTCACCTCCCGGGCCTCACGAAGTAGTGGGCTGCGTACTCACTGCAAAGAGGGCACGGTTGAATGATTCGCCGGCCATTCGGTACTCGATGGCACAGGACACGCGGGACAAGGTGAGGCAGGGCCTCCCAGTCACAGCACAAGAGGCCAACGCCCACGACGTGTGGGAACCGGGCATTACCTTTAGTCAGTGGTGGTCTAGCCTTACCATCAGTGAGCAGGGTGACCACGCCACACTGAGGGAGTACATGGTGAAGGATGCCGACCTGATCCCGGTCAATGCCTAAGCGTAAGCGCGCAGACCTAGTAGCACCAGGCTATGCGAAGGCACGCCGTGCATTCATTGAAGCGTGGGATGGCCCATGCTGGTGGTGTAAGCGTGCGCCTGCCAATGAGGTTGACCACGTTGTCCCGGTTGATGAGGGCGTGGACCCTACTGACCAGGGCAACTGGGTGGGGGCGTGCAAGTCGTGCAACTCTAAGCGCGGGGCCGACTACTTAAACGCTCGAAGGGCAGAGACTGAGAAGCGCAGGCGCAAGGCCATTGCAGATAACGCGCGAGACTTTTTTTGTGTGGACGAAAGTTTGCCCCCGATCCCATCTAGCTACGTATCCCAAGGAAGCCAGATCGAGGTTGATTCGCCTGCATCCGCAGCAGCGGTGGGCGATCCATCGGGACCGCGTGAGATACCGCCGCGCCTTATATCTGGGTTGCCGTCATCGGCCACCTACGGGCACGAGGTTGCCGACATTGCCGAGAAATATCTGGGCATCACACTCATGCCGTGGCAGCGGTTGGCCGTCGATGGACAGCTGCAGCACGACGACCAAGGCGACCTCGAATACCGCCGATCCCTTGTATCGGTTGCCCGTCAGAATGGAAAGACGGTCGCGCTACGGGCGATGATCCTATGGGCACTGACGCGCGAGCCCGAACGCCGGGGCGAGCCGGTGCTGGTTATCTCGACAGCGCATAAACTGGATCTCGCCACTGAGATCTTTGAGTCGCTGGCCCCCATCATCGTCAAAGAGTGGGGCGCGAAGGCCAAACATTCCTATGGCCGTAGTGAGATCATCATGCCCGGTGGGAGCCGTTGGCTAGTGCAGGCCGCAACGCCGGCGAACTTCCACGGCTTCAGTCCTCACTACATATTCGCCGACGAGATCTGGAACATCAGCCGCGAGGTTCTACTGAACGGGGCCATCCCGTCGCAGCGGGTCATGCGGTCGCCGCTTCTCTCATGCTGGTCCACGGCGGGCACTGAGGAATCAGACGCCATGACCCAGATGCGCGAGGAGGGCATACGCGCAATTGATGAGGGCAAGACCACAAAACTATTTATGGCCGAGTGGTCGTGTCCCCCAGGTGTCGACTACATGGCGCGCCCCGACCTCTGGCCCATGGCGAACCCGGCGATTGGCTACACGCTGGACCCGGCCGTACTGGCCGACGAATCTGAGCAGATTGACAAGGGCGCATTCCTTCGCGCATCGCTTAACGTCTGGGTGACCACCGTTAATAGCTGGCTCGCACCCGGGGTGTTTGACGCGCTGGAGGTTCCCGACATTCCGGCCGGTGGTGTGCTGGCAATAGATTCGTCAATAGATGAGGCCTTGTATTCCGGCGTGCGCGCGGTCGAGCTGGAGGACGGGCGTATTGGCGTCACGGTTGCCTTCGTCGCCGATTCCCTCGCGGCGTGCTGGGAGCAGGTTGAGCATGAGGCGGCCGGTTGTGTAAGCGTTGCCATGCCGCCCAATATGTTTGACATTGCCCCGGTGTCGCTCGCGCGTAAGAAAGTGCAAGTGGGGTACGGCGAGATTCAGACACATACTTCCACCGTGCGGAGCCTTATTAACGAGGGCCGCCTGGTACACACCGGCGAGGAAATGTTGCGCGAGCATGTAGGCCGCGCGGTCGGTGTCGAGACTCGCAACGGGTACGCCATTGTCAGTCAGCGTTCGCCAGGCCCGATCACTATGGCGCGTTGCATGGTGTGGGCCGCGTCAATCATTGCTAAGCCCGTCACACGCAAGAAACCTCAAATAGCATTCGCCGGCCGCTAACGTATAAGCGCGCGGCGGGGGGTTTCATTCCCTTGGCTCCTCGCCGCGTACCCTTGTATTTCGCCGACGTATAAGGGATGCTTATGGTATGGACCTATTCCGCCCGAAGGTGAAGGCCATACCCGCGATGGGCACCGCTCCCATTGCCGCCGCCGCAGGCGCGCCGCAGCGGGCACAGAACTTTATCGGGTTTCAGGTGGGCGCAGCTGAGGCCGCCGCTATGTCGGTGCCGTCAGTCACCCGGGCTATTAGCCTGCTCTCGACTGTCGTGAGTACGCTGGACCTTCGCAGCTATACGCTGCAATGGACCGGGCAGCGTTATGAGAAGCTTTACATCGAGGGCGAATCGTGGATGACCAGGCCGAACCCGACTGAGGCCCGTAACTTCACCCTGTCGGTAACGTGCCGCGACCTCATTATGCAGGGCCGCGCGTTCTGGGTTGTCACTAGCCGCTACGCCAACGGCTTTCCGGCGACCTTTCAATGGCTCCCGGCCGCGAACATTGAAACGCCAAACAACGTCGGCCCGCAGTGGTTTGGCTCCCCAGGCGTCGTCATGTTTAACGGCGTTGAGCTAAACATCCGCGACGTAGTGTGTTTCCTCTCGGGGTCACAAGGCATTGTCTACACCGGCCGGCGAGCAGTGCAGTGTGCCATCCGACTTGACCAGGCGGCGGAGCGGTTTGCCTCCAATGAGATTGCAGCGGGCTACCTGCAGCAGACCGGCGGTGAGCCTATGTCGTCTGAGGAGCTGGGCGAGCTGGCCGCGTCGTGGTCGTCATCGCGTCGTGAGAATGCAATTGGCGCACTGTCTGAGGGAATCACCTTCACGGAATTCGACAGCGACCCGTCGAAATTGCAGCTCGTCGAGGGCCGTGAGTATTCGGCAAAAGATATTTCGCGGCTTATGGACATTCCCGCCTACCTGCTCGCCGTTGACCAATCCGGCATGACTTATGCGAACGCGCAGCAGTCCCGGCAGGACCTCATCGAATTCGGTGCGCGTCCCCTGCTCCACGCCATTGCGGAACGTCTGTCGATGGACGACGTACTACCCCGGGGGCGTCATGTTGAATTCGACACCGAGACATACATCGGCGAGATGGACACGCATGTCATGCCGGATGGTTCGATCATGGAAAACGAAGAGGTGGAATTGTGATCCGCTTTGATGCAGACGCCACGCTGATCACCGCACAGGCCGGTGACGCTACGCAGCCCGCCCGCATCAGCGGGCTAGCAGTGCCGTGGGATGTAGTGGCGACCGTTTCGGACGGGACCTCAGTGCAATTCGCTAGGGGCGCGTTCGACCTTAATCAGAAGGCCGCAAAGCTCCTCGAAAACCACGATATGAGCCAGCTTCGTGGCGTCGTGAGTACCCTTACCGATTCGCCCCAAGGCCTTGAATTCGAGGCGACACTGGCCGACACGCGCGCGTCGCGTGACGCCGTGGCCCTGCTCCAGTCCGGTGCCTACGATTCCGTTAGCGTCGGCGCGGTGCCCATCACTTTCTCCACCGACCCTAACGGGGTCATGACAGTCACGGAGGCCAAACTGGTGGAACTTTCACTGGTAGCGGTCCCCGCGTATGAGGATGCAGTAATCACCCAGGTGGCCGCGACTGCGGCCGACCCTGATCCAGACCCAGAGACAGAGGACGAAGAAATGTCAGACGCCGTAACGGCTGAGCCCATTGCGGCAGAGGCCACCATCCCGACTAATCCCATTATCTACGCAGAGGCAAAGCGGCCTTTCATCATGCCTTCGCCGGCCGAATACATCAGCGCATTCCTGACCGGTGGCACGAAGTTTGACGCCATGCAGGCAGGCATTCAGGCCGCAGCTCCCGACGTCATTAACACCGACCTCCCGGGCATCCTGCCGGTGCCGATTGTGCAGCCGGTTTACAACAACTTCATTGGCAACCGCCCGGTCGTGGACGCCATTGGTGCCCGCGCTATGCCAGGCGGCGGCAAGGTGTTTATCCGCCCGAAGGTCACGACCCACACCACCATCGGTGTGCAGGCCACGGAGAATACGGCGCTCGACGATGGCACGTTCGTCGTGGACGACCTTCAGGTAACCAAAAACACCGTCGGCGGATACGTAACACTCAGCGAACAGGCCATCGACTTCACCACGCCGGAGGTTATCGGCCTGCTGCTCGACGACATGGGCCGCATTTACGCGAACCAGACCGACAACATTGCGGCCGACGCGCTTGTGGCCGGTGCGACTACTGACGAAGCATTCGTCGGATCGATCACCGACCCGGCCGCGTGGGCACTCTGGGTTTCTACGTCTGCCCAAGTGATCCTTAGCGCGTCGAATGGCAACCTGCCTACTCACCTTTTCGTGAGCCCCGACCGCTGGGGAAACCTGCTCGGTCTGTCGGACACCTCCGACCGCCCGCTTTTCCCGAACATCGGCCCAATGAACGCCTACGGCGACCTCGCCGTAACGTCGGATATGGGAATGGCCTTTGGCCTCCGCGTCGTGGTGGATCGCAACTTTGCGGCCTCCACCACAATTATTGGCGACGCGTCAGGGTTCGAGTGCTACGAGCAGCAGAAGGGTGCCATTTCGGTGGACGTTCCCTCCACGCTCTCGCGCACCATTGCCTTCCGTGGCTACTTCAGCACGCTGATGCTTGATAGCTCTAAGTTTGTCATCGCTTCGTAGACCGTTCTAGGCCACCTGCCCCATGTCCGAATACTCGATTACTCACGCGCAGCGGATAGATGACTATGCCGTCATCCAGACGCTGGAGGTGACTGAGATTGGCACGGGGCAGGTGGTCACGGTGACTGGCGTTCCCGGGTTTAACGGCACGTTCGTAATTCAGGCCGTGCCGACGTACCTTTATCTGGGAGTCAATGAGGAAGGCGACTGGCTTTTCGATCCCGCGATCATCCTTCCTAACCAGCTGCTGTATTTTTCTGAAGATGACGACGTAGCGCGGGATGCAGTCATTCCCCAAGGCACGCTTACCTTTACGCCCGTCTGCACCTGGGCAAGTGACCAGGACGTCCTCGACTGGCTAGGGATTGACCCTGCCACGCCGAACGATGAGGCCTTTGTTACGGTGGCGACCAACGCCGGTAACGCTTTCGCCTACCGCCGGCGCAGGGAGTCGGGCTACTTTGACTCTCTCACCACGGTCCCCGGGCCCGACGTTCTACTGGGCACGATCATGATGGGTGCGGCGCTGTATAGAGAGAGAGGCAGCGTCGATTCTTACGCGTCCTTCGACCAGATGGGCGGAGCCGTTCCATTCGGCACCCACGGGCAGATCAACAAGCTGCTGGGCGTAAACCGGGCACAAGTCGCATGAGTGCTACAGGCATTTTCGCGGAGGCCCAGGCGACACTCGCGGCCAGTCTCACTGCTCTCGGGCTTACCGTCGTGACTGATTCGCGGAACGCGCGGCCTATGTCTGTCGTCATCGAGCCGCCGACGTTCACCTGCTTCAATTCCAACATCGCAGACATTACGTTCCGTCTGCGGATTCTCGCCGCGCCGCCCGGAAATTCCGACGCGGCGGACTACCTGATGACGACTGCGGATACCGTGATGGATTCGGAAATCAGCGTCATCAGTGGCACCCCGTCGATGACGGCAATTGGCGGGCAGGATATCCCGTCATTCGATCTCACCATTCGCGTATCAACCATGAGGAGCTAGACCAGTGGCTACCACCACCTATCTTTCACAGCCGCACAGCATCACCATCGGTGGGGTGGACCTCACTGACCAGTGTTCGTCCATTACCTTCACGCTGGGTTCTAACCCGCTCACCTCCACCGCTTTTGGCGATCTGGGCGAGCGTATGGTCGCGGGCCTTCAGACCGTCGAAGGTTCCATCACGCTTTACGCTTCCTACGGCGCTGGCGAAGTTGAGGCCACGCTAAACGCCGAAGTGGGCCAGGGCGATACCGTCATCGTGGTCACTCACGCGGCGGGCGCAATCAGCGCGAGCAACCCGGAATACACGATCACGAACACCATGATCGCCGACATTCCGACCGCGCAGACCGTGGGCGAGCTTCAGGTGTACGAGGTGTCGTTTTCCGCAGGCACCTGGGCACGCGACATCACGCCGTAGGGCAAAGACTAAGGGGAAAAGATGCCTGCACAATTCACGCTGCTGTATAAGGGCCAGTCGCACGAAGTTGATATCACGAGCCTTTACGTTGCCTCACAATTTGAGGAAAAGTACGACCGCTCTTTCCAGTGCATGGCGAATGCATCGGAAATGCGGGTGGGGTGGCTAGCGTTCTGTGTGTGGCGTGCAGCTGCACACCAAGGAATTACGGTCCCGCTCAAGTTTGACGACTTCCTACAGAATGACCCAGTGATTGAGGCAATCGAGGACGCGGAGGGAGAGAACACAAACCCTACGCCAGGGGAACAGTAAGGCGGGCTCTCGCTGAGGTATTGGCAGACACCGGCTACTGGCCCCCAGATGTACCGTTCACCATTAGGGACCTCACTACGGTCCTCGGAGCAATAAACGAAAGCCGCCGCACCTGATGCCAGTCGGAATGTCCACAGATATTGAAGGTGTGGCCGGGGCAATCAAACTGCTGCGAAAGATTGAGCCCGAGTACCGCAAAGAATTCAATAAAGGCATGCGCGAGGTAGTGGCTCCCGTGCTAAGTGAGGTGAAGGCAGGCTACCCCGCGCTTCCGGCAAGCGGCATGGCCCGGGCGTGGAATCCGAAGGGCTACGCCATATTTCCGTGGGATCGCGCGAAGGTCGCCCGGGGCGTAAAGCTAAAGACCTCCACGCGGCGCGGCCAGTCGTCCGTTCTCTACATCAGCCAGGGTGAGCCTGCCGGTGTTCTCTTTGAGGTTCCGACGGCTAAGACGCTAGGGCCGCTATTCCGCGCATCCTCACCGCGCCTACTCTGGCCCGCTTACGAACGACACGCCGGTCGCATTGCCCAGGGCGTTGAGGACGTTCTCGGGGTTGCCGTAGATCGCATTAACAGGGAGATTCAGTAATGGCAATCACTATCCCGATCATTACGGACTTCAATTCACGTGGCATTGACTCGGCGCTAAAGCAATTCAAGAAGCTCGAAACCAACGGACAGCGTGCAGCGTTCGCCGTAAAGAAAGCGGCAATACCCGCAGGCATTGCCCTTGTGGCCCTCGGGGCCGCAGCGGTGGACTTCGCAAAAGCCGCAATAGAGGATGCAGCGGCATCCGACCTGCTGGCAGGTCAACTAAAGCGCGTCACCGGGGCGACTGATGCCGCCGTTGCAAGTGCCGAGGGCTACATCACCAAACTGTCCATGCAGGTCGGCATTGCCGACGATCAGCTGCGGCCGGCGCTTGGCAAACTGGCAACGGCAACCGGCGACGTGGCGAAGGCGCAGGACCTGCTGGGCATCGCCCTCGACGTATCAGCACAGACGGGCAAGCCGCTAGAGGCCGTCACCACCGCACTGGGCAAAGCCTACGGCGGGAACCTCGGGGCGCTAAAGAAACTCATTCCCGGGTTTGACGAAGGCATTATCAAGTCAAAGGACTTTGAGAAGGCCCAGGCGGAGCTGGCAAGGATTACCGGCGGGGCGGCCGCCGAAGCTGCGGAGACAGGCGCGGGCAAGTTTCGCACGCTGGGCGTTACGATTGACGAGACAAAAGAGGCCATAGGCGCGGCCCTGCTCCCGGCGATTAGCCTGCTGCTTCCGGTGCTGCAAAGTATGGCGACGTTCGTGCAGGAGAACGCCACAGTGGTCGCCATTGCAGGCGTAGCCATTGCCGCGTTCGCAGCCGCCATCATCGCCGTCAACATCGCCATGAAGGTTGCAGCGGCCACCACCGCGATCCTCACCGCCGCCCAGTACGCCTACAACCTGGCGCTATCGCTTAACCCCATCGGCATCGTGATCATTGCCCTTGCCGCATTCGTCGCAGCCGTGATCGTCGCCTATAACACCTCCGACACGTTTCGGGGTTTCGTCGACGGGCTGGGCAACGCATTCAAGGCCGCGTTTAACTGGATATCAGAGAACGTGGCACCGATTATTAGCGGGGTCGTCAATGCCCTGAAAACGGCGTTTAACTGGATTGAGAAAAACGCCGGCCCCGCGCTAGACGTACTCAAAACGGCTTTCATCGTGGCCTTCGCGCCGATCTACGCCGCGTTTAAGACGCTGCAAGCGCTGCTCAAACTGATTGGATCATTCGACAAGGGCAACCGGACCCCGTTCAACCCGGCCGACCCGGGCAGCGGTCTGAACCCAGCCGGAGGGTTTGACGGCGACCCGGCAACGCCATTCGCCATGGGCGGGATTGTCACACGACCGACGCTGGGGCTCATTGGTGAAGCAGGCCCAGAGGCCGTCATCCCACTTGACCGGCTTAGCGGCATGGGCGGCATCACCATTAACGTGCAGGCGGGCCTAGTCTCCACGCCGGACCAGATCGGCCAGCAGATTATTGAGGCCATACAGAACGCGCAGCGCCGCAGCGGCCCGGTGTTCGCGGCAGCATGAGCGCCCCGACTCTTCAGGTACTGGTTGGATTCCAGACAACGGTTTCCTTCGGGACGCCGTTCCAGCTGGACAATGCCACCTACGGGCTACTGGACACGAGCACGCTGGGCGGCTACCAGATGGTCGACCTGACCAGCATGGTTCAGAGTGTGAGCATTACCAGGGGCCGCAACCGTGAGATGGAACAATTCAACGGCGGCACCGCGCAGCTCCAGATTTACGATCCCACGCGCCTGCTCGACCCGCTGAACACTGCCAGCATTTATTACCCGTTCGTGGCCCCACGGCAGCCCGTGCAGGTCCTCGCCGGCGGCGTCATTATCTACACCGGGTTCGTGACTGACTGGGACCTCGACTACGGCTACACGACGAATGCCAACGTGACGACCGTGGCGTGCGCGGATGCCTTCACGGTGCTGGCCAATCAGTCCATGAACGCCGTGACGCCCTCAGCGGAATCCAGTAGCGCGCGCGTGGCGTACGTCCTCACGCTCCCCGAGGTTGCGTATCAAGGCCCCTACAGCGTCGGCACGGGTTCCTCCACCCTCGGGGCCTTCCCGATTACTGAGGGCACGAACGTGCTCACCTACCTTCAGAACGTGGCGACGTCTGAGCAGGGCTACCTATTCATTGCCTCTAATGGCACCCTGACCTTTACCGGGCGCGCGGCAGTGCTGAACCCGGTGTCGTCGATTGCCTTCGTGGACACCGGCAGCGGTGGCATTCCGTACCGCACTCTTGAGAACCAGTACGGGGACGAACTTCTCTACAACTACATTCAGACCCGTAGCCCGGTTTACGACGTAGCGCCTACGGCTACCTCAACTGCTAGTAACGCGGCAAGCATTGCGCTCTACCAGGCGCAGCAATTGACCAAACTGGATTTGCTTAATAGCACCGTTGCCGAAACGGCTGCACTCGGGAACTACCTACTGGGGCGCTACATGGACCCGGTGCTGAGGTTTACCGGCGTGACCGTGCAGCTGGCCGCACTGTCGAGCGCCGACCAGACCACCGCCCTCTCCACCGACCTCACGCGCATAGCGTCAGTGCAGAAAACCTACAGCGTCGGCAGTCCGGCAAGCGTTACCCAGACGCTAATTGTGAGCGGCATTCAACATGCCATTACGCCGGGCAGTCACGTCGTGGAATACACTTTCGAGAGTGCCGATCAGTCTGCATACTTCACACTTAACGACGCCATATTTGGCGTCCTTGATTCTAACCTGCTGGCATTCTAGAAAGGCTTAACCATGGCATGGACCGACCCTAATACCTACATCGCCGGGGCGATCCTCACCGCCGCCCAACTTAACGCTATGCAGGCGAACGCCCTCGCTGGTGGGCCTATCTACGCCACAGAGGCGGCGCGCACGACGGCGATTCCATCGCCCTTTGAGGGGCAGCGCGCCTACATCACGGGCAGTACGGTGGCGACCGCAACCGGCGCGATCACCGCTATCCCAACGGGCATCCAGACTATCTACAACGGCGCGGCGTGGGTGTGTGTTACGCCGGTCGGCGCTTCGTCACAGACCAGCGGCACTTCGACCGCGACCGCTGCGGGCACGACGACCCTTACGGGTGACGCGGTGGCAATCAGCGCGACACTTGCAACCGGGACAACGGCGCTCGTGACTATCAGCGCGAACGACACGGGTTCGATTACCATGCAAGGTATTGTTGCATTCGCCGTAAGCGGTGCCACCACCGTGGCCGCGACAATCGCGGCAACTGGCGCATCCGGCACTATCAACGGTGCCTACACCACTACCCTCACGCGGTCCTTTGTCATTGCAGGATTGACCGCAGGCACAAACACCTTCACGCTGAACTATTGGTCCGGCAGTGCAGGGACGTCCACATGGCAGGCTCGCCAGATCACCGTGCAGGGCATCGCGTGACCTCTGACGAGGCCGCTCAGATTACGGCGCACCTCGACCGCATCGAAGTCATGGTCCGTGAGACGAATGGCCGCGTTCGGGACATTGAGCTGTGGCGCGCGCGCCTACAGGGCGTGGCCGCCACCTCGCGCATCCTCTGGATGGTCGCCGGGGGCACCATCACCGCTATCATCATTGCAATGGTTACAAGGGGGCAAGCATGAGTCTGAGTAACGGGCAGGAAACGCTACGCACCGCCCAGGGCTATCTAGGCGCGCACGAAGGCGCACCGAATAAGTCCGGCGCACCGATTGTCGACGAGTGCCAGGCGTTCTATGGACTCTCGGGCACCCCGTGGTGCAATTCCTTCGTGGGCTACATCATCGCCACTAGCAACGCGGCGTCAAAGTATAAGACGTCGGCAAAGTCCATCATGAGCCCCAGTACGCAGGTCACTGCCGACAAGGCGAAGGCAAAGGGCTGGCTACTCCCGGGCAACAATAAGGCGCGCCCAGGTGATTGCTTTATCCTGCCCGGCGTCCACATAGGTTTCGTGGCGTCAATCGGTTCGGGCAATCTGTTTACCTCACTAGAGGGAAATTGGCAGGACTCGGTTTCCAGCGTCACGCGGTCATGGGCCGACGGCTGGCAACGCATCAGCCTGCCGGACGTAGGCGAGCCCGGGCCCGCGGCCGTGGAGAACGGCTATGGATTCGACGACACGCGCGTAAAGCTTTACGGCGGCTGGCCGACCGCTGAGCAGAGGGATGGGCAACTCAAGAAGTACGCAGCGGCAAACCCCGACCAGTGGACACAGGCCGTGAAGGTCGAAACCTCATCGCCCTACGCATTCCGCGCTGGCCCTCCCGGCACCTACTCGCACTGGTCGTTCGGGCCATGGATGTACGAAACCGGCAAGGCCATCCGCGATGACCAGATGAAAGCCTACGAAGCCGCTAATAAGATCACCGCGCGCCCGTGGAAAAAGACCTACAAGGAGTCATGAGCATGGCCCCCGAAGCATTGCCGCCAGGTACCGACGTCATCGAGCCGCCGCCGGCCGAACCCACGGATTACGTGCAGGAGAAGGCGTCGTGATCCCGAAGGTAGGCCCCAGCACCATCGCAGGGCTCACCGCTGCGGCAGTCGTCATGGCGGCGTTCTGCACCACCTGGGCGAGTGGAGATCCTTCCGCCCTACTCGCTGCAATCTCGGCAGGCATGACCGCGCTAGTCGCGGTGCTGAGGTCGTGGCAGGCCGTGTCCCCTAGTAAGGACTGACCCTATGCGTAGGATCATCGGAGCCGCGCTTGCCGTGGCGATCATTGCAGTACCAGCAGCAGCAGCACCACGCCCCCCGCTCCCTGCGAATCACGACCTATGGCTACAGGTCGGCAGGTGTGAGCAGCCAGGTAAAGGCTACGGCGGCGTCAACTGGAAGCATCGAGGACCTCGATACCAAGGCGGTCTGGGGTTCTATTCAGGATCGTGGGATGCCTACAAGCCGAAGGGCTACCCCGACAATGCGGGCGACGCAACGTGGCGACAGCAGATGGTCACGGCGAACCGCCTATGGGCGCGCGCCGGGTGGGGATGGGGATGCGATAAGCGCTAGGGCTTGACACGCGCCCGAGCCCGGGCGTAGCGTTTAGACCGGTGGGCCGGATGCGGAGCTAAGTACCAGCGCTCGGCCCACCACTACCAAGGGGATAAACATGAACGTGCAAGAAAAGATCGCTGCCATTGAGCAGCACGCCGCGAAGGCACTCATCGAGCTTCGTGAGCTGCAGATTTACCTCACCGGCCACCCGGCCGCCGTCGTGTCGTTCACCGACGTGCCCGAATACACACCCGCACGCGCGGTGTCGATTGTGAGGCCCGGGGACGTACAGCGCAGCCGCGCCAGGGGGACAGGCTATGTCTCGCCGGCCGATGAATCCGTGGACTGGCCTGAGGATGCGGCATGAGGGCGCTGAACCGTCTGGCCTTCGAGATTAGTGGGGTCATCATCGTGGCCGCCATTACTTACACGCTTGCCGCGCCATTGTGCGCGTGGCTCGCCGGTGCCGTGCAGTGAAGGTGCCGGAAACCATGCTTCGTCAGATATTCGTCACCGAGTACGGGTGCCATCTATGGCTAGGGACACTGACGGAGAAAGGTTACGGGCGAGTGACGCGGAAACAGAAAGGCAGGAAAGTCCACCGCCTGCTTTGGGAAATGACCGGGCGTGACCTGCCGGACTACGTCCCAGGGGGAAAGCAGCTAGACCATCTATGCCTAGACAAGTCGTGCTGCAACCCGGCCCATATTGAACTGGTGACGCAATTGACCAATATGCAACGCCGCGCCGCTGGCAGAAGTCACTGCAAAAACGGCCACGAACTTACAGATGCCAACATTGTCATCAGACACAATTACAAGGCGTGCAAACAATGCGACCGCGCGGCAGTAGATAGGCGGACTGGCAAAGAACGCCCGCCGGGCTGGCTGCACCCGAGCGAACGTACATATTGCGACCATGGTCACCTATGGGAGACTAACGCGGCATACAAGTCGACGGGTTACCGATACTGCCGCGCTTGCGCGAGACTGTCGCACGCAAAATGGAAAGAAAAGGGGAAATAATGGACACGCACGGAGACGACCGCGAAGCGTTACGGCAATTGCTGGCCGAATGGGCATCACCGCCGGCGGAGATGATTGACGTAATCCCAAAGGGCGGAGTGGAGCTGAAGTATCTGGGCCACGCCGCGACCACCAGGGCGCTACTGGAATGCGACCCCACATGGTGGTGGGAGCCAATGTCATTCGATGAGATCGGGCAACCGCGCCTAGTCAGTGACGACCAGGGGCGCACGGTCGGTCTATGGATCTACCTGCATGTATGCGGCGTCCGTAGGCCCGGTTACGGCTCCTGCCTCCCGGGCAAGTCTGACGCGGTAAAGGAACTCATAGGCGATGCCCTCAGGAATGCGGCGATGCGGTTTGGCGTGGCAATCAACCTCTGGGGGAAGGATCATCCAGAGAAGGACGCGCCGAAGCCCCGCAAGGCGAAGGCCACGCCGCTACCGTCGCCCGTGCAGGAAACGCACGACGACAAGGCGGATGGGAAGGATGCCTACCAGGCGCTAGTCGACGAGCATGGCAAGGACCTTGTGAACGGGGCCATGGCTATGTACGGCGTGGCGCGCTTCAGTGAACTCACGCCCGACCGTGTGGACGAGATCCAGCGATCCCTAAGGCTGCGGGCGAATGGCCAAAGCCACGCAGACAAGGCGGCCGAACTTGAGCCCCCGGCTTTATAAGATGCCGCCGGCCATGAGTGAGAAAGACTGGCAGGCGCAGGTCGTGCAGCTCGCCGGTACGTTCGGTTGGATGGTGCAGCACTCCCGGCCTGCCCAGGTGGGCGACAGGTGGATGACTGCCATCACCGGCAACGTGGGATTTCCCGACCTTGTGCTGGCGCACCGCACGAAGGGGGTGATATTCGCGGAACTAAAGACGGAGACAGGCCGCATGGCAACGGCCCAGACAGATTGGCGCGACACCCTCGCGGGGCACGTCGAGTGGCACCTATGGCGACCATCGGACCTCGATGCCGTCATGCGCCGCCTAAGCCGCGCCGTGTGATCTGATAGACCTCCGGAACAACGCGGGCCCGTGACGCCATCACCGCCCGCTACATGCAGACCAAGGCCCTAGCCGCCGGCACAGCTACACGGTGGGCAACTGACGCAGAGAATGCGGGACGGACGTTCGTGGACTACGGGCGACAGACAGGGGTAGCAGATGCTGGGACGCGCTGGCAATCATCGGAGGCGCGGCTAGGGAAACCTAGGGTGGGAGGGGTAGGGGTAGGTTTACCGTCAGAC